CTTAAAATTTTAAGGGGAAGCTATTACACTTCCCCCACATAGGCAACACATGACAGGCTCCCCAGTTGGAGCCTTTTTTATTTGGAGGTTTCAACAAACATCAGCATCTAATATCTTAATATACTTTTTACGTTTATTACGATACGAAGATGGATCTGCCCATCTCTTTCTCCAAATCCAGTTGTTAAATTTACCAGAGTAATTTTCTAACATATCCATAATAGGATTATGCCAGAATTTATATTTAAATACTCTGTAACAATTTTTTAATATCATCTTCTAATTTTTTACCCATTCCATTACAATGATTAATTACTGCGGCACAAAGATTACCATGATATTTATAACTCTTTAATGCTTCCCTAATTTTACCAACAGGCTTTCCACCATAATCTAATACTATATTATTATCTTTACTTAATCCAATCTTTAATTCAAATAATAAACCTGTATGTTTATCAAACTCACTTGGTAGTTTTTGTGCTAGCTTCACTTTCATATTCATCTCCTTTTTGTTTTTTTACAAAGTCTTTACTTATTCTTGGATCCAAAGCCTCAAGTTTGGATAACATACCCATTATCTGTACTACTTCACCATAAGGTCTTGTCATTAGATATCTAAATATATTTTGCAATTGATCTGATGTTATTAAATATACTTTATCCATTATAAATTTACAGCCTCCTCATAAACAAAATTAGTATATATTTTTCTAATTAAATTTTTATTATTTAAATAAACATTATCTGATTTTGAATTAGAAAATAAATCTGAACAATAATCTACTGTCTCTTCCATTGTCATCTTATCATTTAAACACCCACCAACATACTGCTCTACTTCCATTATAGCATCTTTTATTTTACCCATTATCTTTAACCTCCATTATTAATCGTTTTAAATACCATTCAGCTTTATGTAAATCCTGTAATGGTTCTCCCTTAAATTTATATCTTGATACATATTTTAAGACATTACCTTTAAGGTATCCATGATATTCATCTGCAGTCATACAATCACGAATAACATCTATAGTCTCCTTTTTACCTTTTAAATAATGTTTTGGAGAATTAACATTATCAAAATATACTTTATTTACCATAGTATTTTTTAACCTCATTATAAGACATAGTTTCTAAATCGTATGCACCATCAGATACATTTCGTTTAATTATTAAACCACTCCACCATAAATGCTGAGTACCTTTAGCATATCCCTCAACATGATTTAAATAACATCCTGCAGATAGTGCATGTAATTTTTTACCATTTGGTAATGTAGATACTGCATAATCTAATAGATGGCAATGACCTACTGTTGCAGATACTTTATGTTTATTTAAAATAGTTCTTGCAACATTCTCTCCAGATATAGCTGTACCCATAATTCCAGATGGCAACTGATGAACATAATGTACACCATCAATTACTTTAATTTCTTTATATGGTATTTCTTTCCAGCCATAATCTTTATACTTAAGATCAGAAATTTTCATAGTGCCCTCAAGTTCTGGATTATCTTGTACTAGTCTATCAATTCTATCTTCATGATTTCCTAGTATCATAATCTTTTTAACCTTATGTTTACCAAGACCCTTATCAAATTTAACTAGAGCATCTTCAGCATGCTCTAAATCTTTTTTGTATCTTCTACCCTCAAAAGATAATTTAGCTTTATCATAAGAGCATAATGAATCCATAGATACAAAGTCTCCCATACATATTACATAATCAACTTTTATATCTGCGGCTACTCTACCTGCCCATAAAAATCTATCATTGTTTGATTTAGGTGTACAATGAGGATCACCGATTACTAAGTGCGTTGCCATATTAGTGTATCTCCTTGTTGTTTTTTGCTTTTAAATATTCAAGAAAGTCAACTATATTGTCTTCATTGAATTCTTTTACTTCTTGGTACTCACCATTAGTCTTCTTAGATTTTTTTTCGTCTTCTGAAAAACCTTTTAATCCAAGAAGATAAGTTGTATGTGGGTCAAGTACCGCTTGTTTAATCATTCCTCTAGCTATTGTAGAACAAAGATTAAATTCTTCCATACTCATGTTATTGTTATCTGATATTAAACCACAAGTAAATCCCTGTTTCCATGGAGATACTGCGACTTTAACACAGTTATCAATATCTACTATTCTTTTTTGTTTTGACATATGCTACCTATTAAGTTTATAAAATGTTGTGCATCTACTAGTACCAAAGGATTTTTATTATTCATCTTTAAAAAAACAATAGGATTAGAATCGCCATGACCATCAGCCTGCTCATATGCTTTATATATAGTTTTCCATGTTTCGTTATTCTTACATTCAATATCGTATGGAAATATTTCCTTAGCTTTTTTTGATAGTTTAATATCTGCACCACTTTCTCCCATAATTGCTACTCTTATATCATCTTCTGTTAAAGAAGTAAATACTTTTTTTAAAGTATCTCTAACCCAATCTTGAAGTCTACGACCTTTAGCTTTTCGACTGCGAATCGTAGTCATATTCTTTTCTTGGGTTGTTTACTTCTGTATACCATACCCACTTAGGATTCTTACCTTGTGATTGCTGTTGGGGTAACAGCTGTAATTTATCACCCCAACATGGTACTTTGTACGGACAAAAGGAACACACACTTCCTAGCACTTTATTACCAGTTTCTTTACCTCTATAAGTCTCCTTAACTTCCTCATAACATCTTTTAAATGGAGCCTTATCTACCAATGCTTTAACATTATCTCTTGCTAATGTCAAGGCTTTTTCTCTATACTCCCCATCAACCATTGGGGTTTCACAAACAGTCCACTCCCCAGTTGATTTATTAATAACTATCCATCCACCAAAAGGCAACTTCTCACTTTCAGCATATAGATATCCTTGGGGTATATAACCAAAGGCATCATCTTTAGCTATCTCTGCAAACCCACCACTTTCTCCAAACTTTTTTTCAAAAGAATATGGGGATGCACTTTTTATATCCCAAATTTTATTATCAATATTAACATCATAAGAACCATCTATCTCACTACCATTCCATTTGTATTTAACTTTTTTCTGTTGGTCAATAATTTTAATTCCAGCAGATTTAATTACAAACAATGCTAATGCTTCAATCAAATCTCCAAAAGTATTTCTCATCTTGGTACTATAAGATTGACCCTCGCCTTTAATATTTTTAGATTCCATTTGTAATTGGCACAATGGTCTACCAATATTACTCATACGAATTTGAAATTTGTTTGCTCGTTCTTCTGCAAATTGTTTACGCAATGCAGATTTACATGCCTCACCAAATTCCTCAACCAGTTGTTCTGATATTTGTACTGGTTGTTTAGCAACCTTATCAAGATATAGTTGTACTTTATGGAGAATTGTATTCATTATGATTTAAATATTTCTACTGGGTCAGATTCCTCTGCATCCAATTGCTCAACAAGTTTAGCTGAACTTGCATCGCCATTAGTATATTTTTTATCTTTTGCAGTTTTCCATAGAGCAACTACTTCATTATTTTCTTTTGTAATTGACTCTTGAAATACTTGTATTGTAGCCAAATCATCTTCAGTTAATTTTAGATTAGCCTCTGTATTAACTTTTATATCTGGTGTATAAAAAGTATTTCCACCTTTTTTTTGTCGCTTTGTATCTACAGTTAATGTACACGCATACATTAATTTATTTCTTTGACTGATAGATTCAATAGCTTCTGTTACTGGATTATAACTTGTTCCAGTTACTCTCCAAATGATAGGTAAGTTTTCTATAGTATGGTCAGTTCCTTTTGCAAGTTTACCTTTGAAAGATATTAGACCATAAATTAATTTATAACATCTAATCTTTCTTTGTTCAGCAAGAACTTCTGGAGATAATTTATCTCTATCTTTGTATGGAAGTTTACCACACTTTGTACCACCTAAGATATCTAGTGCTTCCTCTTTCCAATTTTTAAAGATAATAGACCTATTAACATACTCACCTTTTTCTGGCTCAAAGTGCATGTATTGCATAGCACTAATGAATGGTCTTACAGTAACAGGTTTACCATAAACATTTTCATTTAGGCTTGGGTCATACACCATAAAACTACCA